GGATCGCCGCCCGTAACGAGCGAAGCGAGAGCGGTTCCACTTGCCTTCCCCTCATGTTCCCCTATACTGTATATAACCCCACCTATGGACAGAAACACAGTGAAGCTATCTCGCAAGACCCTAGAGAAAGCGGCAGAGACTCTCCCCATCTCCGCCATCCTAGGAAAGACTGTCGCCGATGGTCTCACCCCGAAACAACGAAAGTTCGCCCGGGCCGTGGCCATGGGAGCCACCAAGGCAGACGCATTCCGTGAAGCCTACGATGCAACCAGCAAGCACACATTAACGCGCCACCCGTACATCCTCATGCGTGACGAAAGAATCCAAAAAGAGATAGACGCCTATGCCCTGGCAATAGAGGCGGAGAAACACCGAACCCCTGCCGCGCTCAGGTCTCTGGTCATTCAAGGCCTCGTACAAGTAGCACTAGACGCAGACACAAAAGACTCCGTGAAGGTGCAGGCATTGAAAACGCTGGGCACGGTAACAGAGGTTGCAGCATTCACTGAGCGGAAGGAAGTCCGCAGCATTACTAGCAGTGACGACGCACGCGCCCGGGTAATGGCTGAACTGCGGGGCATTCTCACTGCTGGCGCTACTGATGCCACGGTGATTGAAGCGGATGCGGATAGCCTGCTGCGAGAACTAGCGGGCGTTAATATTAACGCTGAGCCCGCCATTAATATTAACGCTGGCACCAGAGACGACGGAGGCGCGCCCATTAATATTAACGGGGAGCCCCTGGTGCAAAGCGAGGAGGCAGACGGCGCGACCCCACCCACCCCGGACCCCCCCGATGGTAGCAGCGGAGTCCCGCGTCCGTAAACATACTATTCCACACTAACTGTCCCAACTTTTGGTCGATCCGTGCTACCCCACCCCCTCGATCTGGCGACACCCCCCGGTAGCTTGCCAAACAAAAAGTGGTGGGGGGTACCAAAAAAATTTAGAGCAAATTTGGGTGCCGTAAATATTAACGGATGACATAAAGTGCTTTAAGAAAGTGCGCTAAGTTGTTGATTTGTAATGGAAAAAAAGTGGCACAGCAAAAAAGTTTTGCAGAGTCCGTTGCGCAAGGTGTACGGATCTAAGGAAGAGACGTTGGAGATGGGGATGACAGAGGCTCAGAAAGAGGTGTTTTTGGCGATTGATGTGTGGTGGGAGCGGTTTGGGTACGGGCCGAGCCTAAGGAATATTTGTGAGTTGCGTGGTAAGCCTGGGCTTGGCTCAACCAAAAAAATTGTTGACCGGCTTGTGAAGCTGGGTGCATTGAAGAGGGTTGAGGGGATGGGGCGGTCTGTGCGGCCCACTTACGTGTCATTCCGCAACATGGAGTAGGAAATGAAGTTGCACGCCGTACCTGTCAAACTTGCTGAGGCCATTGAGTTTGTAGGCAACTTTCACCGCCACAACAAGCCTCCTGCGGGCGGGCTTTTTTCTGTTGGCGTGTCTGACGGGGACAAGTTGGTTGGTGTAGCTATTGTGTCTAGGCCGGTTGCAAGGTTTATGGATGATGGCGTGACTGCTGAAGTAACGAGATGTTGTGTGATGGATGATGCGCCCAAGGGTGCGTGTTCTTTTTTGTACGCTCGTTGCTGGCAGGCAGCAAAGGCTCTTGGCTGGCAGAAACTAATTACATACACGCTTCAGTCTGAGTCTGGCGCTTCGTTGCGCGGCGCGGGCTGGAAGACGGTTGCTGAGTTGACGGCAAACAATCCAAAGTCATGGCAAAGCAGGCCGGGGCGTGAATGGCATCCAGTTGTAGGACAAGCCAAATTTAGGTGGGAGGCTGCGTGAAACTAGATGATCTAGTGGCAAGTCTGACTCCTGCGGATCAGGAGAAGCTGTTACAGCAGGTACAAGATTACAAGGATGCTGTGGACAGGGAGAGGTGCCAGAAGAGCTTCATGGCGTACGTGAAGAAGATGTGGCCGGGGTTTATCCACGGCAGACATCATGCGGTGATGGCTAAGAAGTTTGAGGAGATCGCGGAAGGTAAGTTGAAGAGGCTGATCATAAATTTAGGACCTCGGCATACGAAGAGTCAGTTTGCTTCTTACTTGCTTCCAAGCTGGTTCCTTGGGAGGTTCCCGCACAAGAAAGTGATTCAAGCGTCCAACACTGCTGATCTGGCGGTAAACTTTGGCCGGCAGGTTCGTAACTTGGTTGGGTCTGAGGAGTACGCCAGAATTTTTCCTGGCGTTGCGCTACGGCAAGACTCCAAAAGCGCTGGCCGATGGGCCACAAGCAAAAACGGCGAATACTTTGCTATTGGCGTTGGCGGCACGATGACTGGTAAGGGTGCTGACCTTCTTATCATTGACGATCCGCACTCGGAACAGGAGGCTGCTTTAGCCGCTGGCAGGCCGGAGGTTTACGACTCCGTGTTTGAGTGGTACTCATCTGGCCCGCGTCAGCGTCTCCAGCCGGGTGGGGCTATCGTGGTCGTAATGACCAGATGGTCTAAATCGGACCTGACAGGTAGGATATTGAAGACCGCAGGAGAGTTGGGCAAGGAAGACGAGTGGGAAGTCATTGAACTCCCGGCGATCATGCCTTCGGGTAAACCCTTATGGCCTGAGTTTTGGTCGTATGAGGAACTGTCTGCTCTAAGAGACGAACTCCCACCGGGTAAGTGGAACGCTCAGTACCAGCAAAATCCTACCGCCGAAGAGGGAGCGATTGTCAAAAGAGAGTGGTGGAAGATCTGGGAAAAGGAAAAGCCTCCTTCATGTGAGTTCATCATCCAGTCTTGGGACACTGCCTTTACTAAGGGTGAGCGAAACGACTACTCTGCGTGTACTACGTGGGGGGTGTTCCACATGAATGAGGACGAGAATGATGTCAACATCATCTTGTTGGACTGTTTCCAGAAGCGGATGGAGTTCCCTGAGCTGAAAGAAAAGGCTCTGGCTCACTATAGAGAGTGGGAACCTGATGCTTTTATCGTGGAAGCTAAAGCTGCGGGTGCTCCGTTAATATTTGAGCTGCGGGCGATGGGCATTCCGGTGTCTGAGTACACCCCAAGTCGAGGCAACGACAAGTTTGTCCGTATCAATTCGGTGGCAGACCTGTTCCAATCGGGTAAAGTCTGGGCTCCAGACACCCGGTGGGCTAGAGAACTCATCGAAAACATGGCCGCTTTCCCCAACGCACCCCATGACGACGATGTTGACAGTGCTGTTCAGGCCCTGATCCGCTTCCGGCAGGGTGGTTTTCTGCGTCTACAGACAGACGAACGTGACGACGAGCGGTCTTTCAAACGCAAAGTAGCGTTTTACTAAGGATTTGACATGGCAACCAATTTTGACACCGCGTTGATGCCCCTTGACATGGGTGTTATGACCGAAGAACCGGCTCTTGAGATTGAAATTGAGAACCCAGATGACGTAAAAATTGGGATTGACGGGGTCGAAATTGATCTGATGCCAGAACCTGAGCTAGCGGAAGAATTTGGCGCAAATTTGGCCGAGTACATTGACGACGGCGATCTCCAGACTCTTGCTTCTGACCTTGTTGCCCTGGTAGATGCAGACATTAACAGTCGAAAAGACTGGACAGAGATGTTTGTCAAGGGCCTAGAGGTTCTTGGCATGAAGTATGAGGAAAGAACTGAGCCGTGGAACGGGGCTTGTGGGGTTTATTCGCCACTTTTGACCGAAGCGGCCATTCGTTTTCAGTCGGAGATGATCACCGAGACCTTCCCGGCTCAAGGTCCGGTCAAAACTCAAATCATTGGAGCAATTGACCAGCTAAAAACTGACGCGGCGGAGCGGGTTCGTGATGACATGAACTACATGCTGACCGAGCGGATGATTGACTACAGGTCCGAGCATGAGCGAATGCTGTACTCCCTTGGCCTCTCAGGTGCTGCGTTTAAGAAGATCTATCCCAATCCAAGCACTGAGCTGCCTGCGGCCCCGTTTGTGCCGGCAGAAGACTTGATCATGCCGTACGGGGCTTCTAACGTGTACACAGCAGAACGTGTGACCCATGTCATGCGTAAAACTGAGAACGAAATCAAAAAACTACAGGTTGCTGGCTTTTACATAGACGAAGAACTGGGTGAGCCGGTCAGGTTCTTCACTGACATCGAAAAGAAAAAGGCCGAAGAACAAGGGTATACACTTACCGATGATGATCGGTATCAGGTATTGGAGATCCACGTAGACTGGGACATGCCGGGGTACGAAGATGAAGTTCCTTTGCCGTATGTGGTCACGCTTGAGCGGGGCACTCAAACGGTTCTGGCGATCCGGCGAAACTGGGACGAAGCGGACACAAAGAAACTTAAGCGACAGCACTTCGTCCAATACACCTATATCCCTGGTTTTGGCGCTTATGGTCTGGGCTATATCCACCTTATTGGTGGTTATGCTCGCGCTGGCACTTCCATCATCCGACAACTGGTGGATGCTGGCACCCTGTCCAACCTGCCCGGTGGCCTGAAGTCTCGAGGTCTTCGGATCAAAGGAGACGACACGCCTATTGCTCCTGGCGAGTTTAGGGACGTAGACATTCCTTCGGGGAGTGTGCGTGACAACATCATGCCGCTGCCGTACAAGGAGCCTAGCCAAGTTTTGGCGGCGTTGCTTCAGCAGATTACCGAAGATGGCCGTCGTCTGGCTGCTATTGCTGATCTCAAGATCAGTGATATGTCAGCCCAGGCACCTGTGGGCACCACGCTGGCAATTTTGGAGCGGCAACTCAAGACCATGAGTGCTGTCCAGGCGCGGGTTCATGCAAGTTTGCGGATGGAGTTTAAGCTCCTGAAGGGGATCATTCGGGATTTCTTGCCGTCAAATTATGCGTATGTGCCTGAAGGCGGAGATAGATCTGTAAAGCAAGCTGACTATGACATGGTGGAGGTTATCCCCGTGTCTGATCCTAATGCCGCCACTATGGCGCAGCGGATCATGCAGTACCAAGCTGCCTTGCAACTGGCTCAAGGTGCTCCGCAGATTTATGACCTTCCTCAACTGCATCGGCAGATGTTGGAAGTATTGGGTATCAAGAACGCAGAGAAGCTGGTTCCTGTCGAAGACGACCAAAAACCGCGTGACCCCGTGTCAGAAAACATGAGTTTCTTGACCGGGAAACCAACCAAGGCATTTATCTACCAAGATCATCAGGCTCATATCACGACCCATATGAGCCTTATGCAAGACCCAATGATTATGCAAATGATGGGTCAAAGCCCAATGGCGCAACAGATGATGGGCGCAGTGATGGCTCACATCGCGGAACACATGGCGTTTGCTTACAGGCAACAGATTGAGCAGCAGCTTGGTGTGCCCATGACTGTGCCGGATCAGGAACTAGATGAGCAGACGGAAGTGCAGTTGTCTCGGCTGGTGGCTCAAGCAGCGCAGCAATTGCTGCAGAGCAACATGGGCAAGGCTCAGCAGCAGCAAGCCCAGCAACAGGCACAAGACCCTGCATTGCAAATGGCTCAAGCTGAACTGCAACTCAAGCAAGCCGAGATGCAACGTAAAGCTCAAAACGACCAGATGGACTTCCAAATCGCGCAGCAAAAGTTGCAACTTGAAGCGCAGCGTTTGCAACTTGAGGCTCAGAAAAACCAAGGCGAAGACCCTCGCCTGAAGGCTATGCGGGCGCAGCAAGAGTTGCAGCAGAAGGAACAGATCCATCAGCAGAAGTTGCGTCAGCAGATGCAGTCCGATGCGGTGAAAACTCGGCAGCAAATGATGCGAACGCAACGAAACAAGGAGTAATTCATGACTACTGCGTTTGACGTAGTTATCAAAGAAATTGAAGAGCGGCGTAATGATATTGCGCAAGCTCTTATCTCAGGTGCGGCAAAAGACTTCCCTGAGTACAAGTCAATGGCAGGCGAAATCCGGGGTCTTTCGCTTGCGCATTCCTTTATCAACGACCTCGTGCGAAAGATGGAAAACGACGATGAGTGAAATCCTCCTGAGTGACGGTGCAAACACCACGGTATTGCCGCAAACCGACGAAGAAAAGGCCCGACAGGTGCCTGATCCGGTGACCTACCACCTGCTCTGTGCGCTTCCCAAAGCAGAAGAAGAGTATGAGAGTGGCTTGCTTAAAGCAGGGCAGACCATGCACTTTGAAGAAGTGCTGAGTCCAGTTCTGTTCGTCGCCAAAATGGGACCAGACTGCTACAAAGACCCTCTTCGGTTCCCTTCAGGTCCGTCCTGCAAAGTGGGCGACTTTGTGCTGGTTCGTCCCAATTCTGGTACGCGGCTGAAAATCCACGGCACTGAGTGGAGGGTCATCAACGACGA